AAACTAGAGCTGCATGCTGGATTAAATCCAAACTTATTAATATGAGAGGTATTGATAACCAACCCACTAGCAATTTGTATACCTAAGTGTTCAAGATATTGACTAACGGCCATTTAACAATTCCAGCGCCTACGTGCTGCTTTACCTCTTTCACCAGTCCAACTTTTTGATCTTGCACAAAACGACTTTCTCCGGCCGGCCGCCTTAGATCCCTTTTTTAGTTTACTGGGTTTAGTTGTAACAGCTGTTTGTAGTTTACTACCTGGATTCGCCCGTTTAAACGCATCGACGCCTTTCTGAGTCATACCGGCACCCTTGTCGGCCGAACGAAAGTGTCCTTTAGAATCTTTTTCTAAAAATGTTTTAAACTTATCCACCGAACTCGTGCCCCGCTACTCTACGCATTTGCTTGTTAAATTCAGATTGTGATGGCTTAGATTTATATAGTTTAATAGAAATCTCAGGGCGTTCTTTACCTTTGATTCTCCAGTTATGGCCTTTTTCTTTATGATCAGCACTAGTAGTTTTAACAACACGACGTTTGTATCCGGCCTCCCAGGACTCAGACTTTTTTTCTACCATAAACTGCTTAAAACTAATCATTTGTTTTCTCTTTATTCAGCATTTTACGCAGCTTGAGAAGCTTCTCTTTATCGCTGTCTGATACCTTTGCTACTTTAGTTGTAGCTTCTGATTTCATAGCATTTTTTACATGACGCAGTTTTTGTTGATACTTAGCAATCTCTTGGTCAATAGACGGATTTTTTGCACCTTTTAATTTCTTAGTTTGAAGATCGCCGATTTGTCTGCTAAAACTAGCATGTTTATCTTTTAATTTATTTGCAGGATGTTTAAGATAAGGATTCATCTCTTATTACCGTGCAGGCCGGGCATCAAGAGCATGTTTATCTAATTCACGTTTACTCTTCATCATAGTATCCTCAGCTGCTTTTAAAGCCATATGAGCATGGTGAAGTGCAGTAATGTGCTCTGAATGTTTTTTAGCTGTTGATTGTACTCCTTTATGATTAGGATATTCCTTAGCTACCTCTTTTACATGATCATGCATATCATGAGTGGTGGCGCCTTTTCCTGCATAACCGTGATATTGGCTCCATCTACCAGATTGTGATATTTTTACATTTCTCTCTGAAGCACTTGGCTTCTTTATTTTATCCATATCTTCTTTTAATTGTTTAAAAGTTTTCATAGTAGCTTCTCCTTTATAACCTCTACCAATTGATTTACGAAACTGCTTGGCTCTCACGTTCGTAGCCATGTCCATACCTTTTTCGCGCTTGCGAATAACGTCTTTTTCTTTTGAAATATCTTTATTGCCTCTTACAATCTTTGCAGTTGCAGAGTTACGTGCACGATCACTTTGTGCTTTAGCTTTATTATGATACCTATCCATTGCTGCTGGAGTATCTAATACTTCATCAACCGATTCTTTTTTTCTTTTTATTCCTACAGCGTGTATAGCACCTTTTAAACGGTTATTTGCTTTTCTTGTACCGCTGAAAGCATCATCATCCTTTGTTTTATCTAAATAAGATTGGGCGGTTTTTTTAGAAATTTCGTTAACTTCTTCTTTCATATCTTTAACTTTACCATTCTTTAAATGGCGCTTAATAGTTTTACCAGCTTTTGTTTGCATAGTTACAATATGACCACCATCTGGGTGAGGCTTACTATTGATGATTTTCATTTTGTCACGCTGCCCGGCATAAGTGTTAGCTTCATTTTTCTTTTGAGCTGCAATATATTCTTTTCTGCTGCACCAATTTTCTCCGGCCATATCATAAGCGTCGTACATGCAGCTTTCGTTTGTGGGCTTACCATACGTATCACCGCATGATTTACACACTTTTTCTTTCATAGAATAAGATTCATTCTTTGGAACACAATTAGGTACCATTTTGTTTCCTTTTTTCTTCATTCCAACTTGCTTATGGCTATCCCAACAAGCTTCGTCTGTTTTTTTCTTAAAGGTTTCAAGACCTTTTTTATCACCAGCAGCCATTCTGTCAGCTTTATTAGCCTGAGTAGTTGCAATGCGTTTCATGCCGCCTTCACTCTTAATTACTTCTTTATCTACAGGAACCATACGAATTTTAGGTTTTCCATCAGGTCCTACATATTTTTCAGGTTTTCTGTCTGCTGATTTTGTCATTTTAGCCTCTTACTTTCGCTGCCAGATCTTTGTCTGCTTTTCCCCATGTACCAGATGATTTGGTAACAAATGAATTTACTCTTGCATGTCCCCATTGTGATGGAGTAGTACCCGGCCGATGACCGGTTTTCCATGCGGCTACACCTCTATTATAAACTTGACGAAGAACACCTAATGGCATGCCAGTTTTTTCTGCTTTTTTCTTAAGAGAAGCCGTAGCATCTTCTGCAATATACGCTTTAAAATTAATCATCGCCATACATCTTTCTATATTTTATGGTATGTTTAGATAATCTTGTTTTTGCTTTTGCATCACCAGGCGCAGGCTTATATGCCTTTGGATCACTATCAGACATTTTTGCCTGTTTTTTAAACTGCCTATCTCTTGCAATCTTCTGTGCTTTCTTTAGACCTCTATGATAATTAGCCGGCTGAGAACCTGGCCTATCTTTAATGTCACTATCTTGTGCTTCTGTTGTTTCACCTGGAGTTATTTTCTTAGCTTTTCTAGTTGATTCAGGCGTGCCCCAATCAGGCTTATCTGCATACATTGATGCTTCATTAAGAGACTCTCTAACAATACCATCATTATCTTCATTAGGAAGATTAGCAACATCCCATTCTACTTTTTGATTAGGGTCTATCTTAGACACATCGTCAAGCCAGCATCTCCACGTCTCACCTTTTGATTCTACTATAAGATAATTCGTACCAAGGTATTTTATATTGCCTACAATACCCTTTTTAGTTAGTACAACTTTTTCACCTTCTTCAAAAATATTATCTCTAAGATAAGCTTCACGTAAATCAGAGACGGGCTCTAATTGAATATGATTTTTAAATTGTTTTTCTTCTTTTAGCCCTAACCCAGACCTTACATCACTAAATAATCGTTTTGCGTTTGAATTTGACATATTGGATGGAAGGCTTCTGGCAAACCCAGTAAAATCATTGGCTACGGCATATTCCCTCTGTTTAGTTCCGGAAGCGCCTTCTGCTCCATCAGCATCGGGGTCTCTTTCACCTGCAGATATAATTTTTATGCCGCCTTCAAAATTATAAAATCCATGATCACCTTTTTTTCCATTATATTTATTTAAACGCACATCATATTGAGTAACGCGATCTGATCCTGCAACCATAACTACCTTTTTATAACCTTGATCATATAAAAATGATAAAGCATGAAAGGGCGTTTTAATCTTATTATTTAAAATAATAGACCGTGCGTGCTTCGGAAACATTTTTCTAATATGTTTTACTTTATCTTTATATTGCAGTGGATTTTTTTTCTTGTCATTAGATTGTGACAAGAATATTCTATATGGAAATCTCCGTGCTTTATTAGATAAAGTATCTAGTAACTTACCATGACCAATAGTAGGTGGATTCATTCTACCAAAGGTAAAATAAACTACATTTTCTTCTTCAACAAGAAACTGACTAAAACGATTTATCATATTACCCGCGTTTTCTACCTAATTCTGTTTGACGTATTTTAGGAAGCATTTTTTTGGCCAACCTAGTTATTCTAGGGGCCATTTTATCTAAACGCTTTTCGATCTCTTGTTTCCGGGCCGGAGTAAGATCTGCCTTTGAAATACCCTTAGTAAGCTTTTTAGCTATAGCATTACGAGCAGCCTTACGAGATCTTTTAGCAAGAACCTTAGGGTTAGCAACTTTAGCTGCTGCCTTTTTACGGCCGACTGCTAATCTAGCCTGATACTTTTTCATTTGCCTTGCCTTAGCTCTTCGCTGGGTCATAGTAAGAGCCTCATCAGTAGGTTCTACTGATTCGGCGTTATTTCCGGTAGGCGTATATTGTTTACGTTTTTTGGCTGCATGCTTAATCAGGTCATCTTCACCTGGCATGTAATCAACAGCCATAAAGTCTTTAAAATTTAAATTCTTTGCCATTTAGTTCCTCGTTGGCTTATCCCATCCCTTTAATATATCCGGTGAAAAATTATTGTATGAAAATTCCATACGATCAATAATTTTTACCGCATCACCACCAAGTTTATCAATTGCTACATAACCTTCTTCACCGGTTACTTTATAACCGTTACGAGTTTTAACGAAAGTATTGATTTTACTCAATTTATTAAGGTTATTTATAAGTTTTAATTTTGCTAAAACTATAACCTTTTGTAAATCAAACATATACTTTAGGCTATCTTTATTACCTTGTGAGAAAAAACTAAGTATTTCATTTAATTTTTTCTGCTGTGCCGTCTTACCTTTTTCACTTTTACGTTTATCTATTTCTTTTTGATACTTCTGACTAATCCACTTGATAAGTGCGGTGACATGTCTGTTGGTATCTCCAATGATCTGTCCTTGTCTGACATAGGAGTTGTTGAATTGCTCCACGAGCCTGGCAAGCTCTGTATTGGATTCCAGTTGTCGTAGAGTTGATCCGGCGATTTTGTTGAATATAAACCCAGCTTGCGAAAGATAGTCGCTAACAATTTCAGTATCCTTTTTGCTCATAGTAACATTAGTTAAGTCTCTTAGCATTGCATCCTGAGACCATACAGTTTTAACTGATTTTAGTTTCGAAACATCAACACCATAAGAAGCTTTCATAGACTCAAAAGTATTACCCTTATAGGTTGTATGCCAGACAATACCAATCTTTGCAGACTTAACTGCATCAGCACCTGCTGATTTACTTGGTAATGCATAAACAATAGTATTCGGATGAAATGTCACATAAGATTCACTTTTTATCTTTTTCGTCTTGACGTCTCCGGGGCCAAATAAAAAGTCTCCTTGTATTACACCTTTAATCCCTAAGGCTGGAAGGTGCTTAAGAGCCAGCTTAAGTTTAACTGCAAGATCACCAGAAGTGTCAGCGTCCACGTCAGCATCAGACTTATATACCTTAGGATTTTTATTGAAAATTCCCTTCTTAGCAACAAAGAAATTGCCATCGCGGGGATCAGTGCCAGCAAAGATGGCAGGTGCCCCGTCCCACTTAACACTGACAGATCCATCATGCACTCCTCTTAACATATCTCTCAATTCACGTAAAGCTAGAATAGCTTGTCTTGTACCCTTAACGCCACCATAGATAACTTTATCTTCTATGTGTGTCATATGAGTATTTTTACTTTCTTTTATATATGATGTAAAATTTTCCATTATTTTTAACCAATTTTTATTTTAGGTTTAATTGTCCCTTGAGTAATAACATCTAAGTGGACATCACTTAATTTTGGTTTACCGACCATTACTACTTCTCCTATTTGAGAAGCCGGTGTTTTATTGACCATTAAGATAAGTGGATTTTTAGCCAGATAGCCATGCGCTGCTTTTACATAAGGGGCTTCTACTTCTTTTTTCCACATAGGAGCCAACTCGCTGTCGCTTAAAATAGCTTTTATCTGGCTACCTGATACGCCGGCCTTTTCAGTTGCCAGCTTTTTAATTTCAGGTTTCATGTCGCGTAATCTAAGACCAGCGGAAACCATTTTATCGATAGGAACAGTACCGCCTAATTTAAAGTTCTTAAAAAATCCTTGACTTATATCACCAGCCTTTACTTCGTAAGGTTTACTGCCAATCACAATATCAGCGCCGGCTGATGCCCCACCACCTAGATGCGCGTCATCTAATATAAAATACAGTGTAGCCTCTCCTGGACCAACACCTTTTAGATTATAGCTGTGCAGAATTTTAAACTTATTTAAATTTTCTTTTTTTAACATGCCTATAACACTGTTTAGCTTGCTAATAGTAGGTGTACCCTTTAAGGTTTTATCCAAGTCAAACTTAGGAAAGAAATGCATGCGGAACAAATATTGTATTTCAGCCTTATGCTTTAAATTAGTAAAATCATTAGGTGTTAAATTAAACGATGTTATCTTCTGAGCGCGTTTTAAAAAATCAGTATCTAAATCTGCTACACTAACCATAGACATCTCCTGTAATGTATAATAATTTTTAAAGCGCTGCATAGTAGCTCCTATTATTTTGGTACTATTTATACAATAAAAAAAGAGGCCTAAGCCTCTTAATTTAATTACGTGCGATCTATGTACAACTTATCCTTCTTTTTTACAACTTTATACTCATATTGGTTATAACCAGAGTCTACAAGGTCCTGGTTAAGATTGCTCACCCACTTTTCGTATTCATCAACACGATCACCGGGTTCAAGAACCCCCAACAATGAGGGGTTCTTTTCATCATTTATAATTTTCATGCTGCTGTTGCAAACTCCACCGCCTTGTTAGCGGCGTTAATCTTACGTCCTTGATTGTAACCAAACCACTGGTTATTCAACCGACTCTCTGCACTACGACCTTGAATGTGGTCAGTCATATATGTAACAGAGTTAAATGCCTGCCACCAAGTTCCTTGACCGAACTCTGCACCAGGCTGAGTCTCAAGATTAGAAGCTGCTAGTTGAGCTGTGCGTGAGAGGTCCTCAAACGCCGACACAGTACGCTGCTCACGGTGTGGGAATACTTCATTGTAATACTGCATTAAAGATTCAGTATTAAAGCGACGAGTTGACAAGAATTCTGCCATCTCTTTGTACTGAGCAAACTTTTCAGAAGCAAGTCCCATTTGCTCTTTAACCATATTAGCATCGAATGTAGAGCGATGACCAACTTTAACAAAATTCTTTGAAGATGATTGCAAAGAAAAAGTTAGCGTATTATTGCATACAACACGAATGGGAGTAAAGCGAATATCAACAGCTTTACCATATTGGTGAGGATTGCTAAACAGTAAATAGGAGTCAACTTGGTCTTCGCCGAGAATAGTGAAAGACTCTTTGACTTTTGCGAGAGCGAATACATTTTTTCCATCCTTTAAAGATCCTGCTACATTCATTTCCATATCACCGGCCATTACGAAATCTGAGAAGAATTCGAAAGCTTGTGTATTTTGTACTGGATTCCAGTCGTCACCGACCATATCTAAAACTGAACCGTCAGAAGAACGAACCAAAGCTTTTTTACCAGGAATTTTTACACCTGATACTGTTTGTACTTCTTCTTTTTCAACTGTCCAATCAAGGCCAGCTTTTACCATAATCTGTTCAGGCGTCATATCGTTCCGAACTTCAACACCAAGACCGTGCCAAGGTACATCGCCAACATATGCGAGTTGAGCTTGACCGTTAATCATTTCTACTTCGTGTGCCATTATATAATCTCCATCATTTTATAAGTATATTCTACACTATTACAAATCATTTGTACACAGTTAATTTTACTTTTTTTAAATTTTTTCGATATTTTCGTGGGGATATGAAAGTTGATCGCATAATTCTTGAATAGAATCAAGATTATTAGATGTGAAATCGCATAAGTGATTTCCGCCGGCGGGACCGTTTTTTTGAAATTTTGATAGAATACAATTGTGTTCGGAAGCGAATTGTTTAATTTCGGATTGTGTTGCGGTGTACGCGATATCGGTTTGTATAGTGTAAGTCATGTTTATCTCCTATTGATAAGTACACTATACACTATTACAAATCGTTTGTACACAGTTAATTTAGCATTTAGCTAACTTTTTTAGTTAATTTCCATCCGCCTATTTCGGTTTCTTCCCAGATAATTGTATCGCCTACAGATAAATCTAATTTATCCATAATTTCATCTGGGATCTCAAGCCCTAGCTCGCCGTCACCAGTATCTACAATAGGCACATTCCAAATTTTATTCATTATATTTCCTTTTTTTCATTTTGTTAGCACTAACATTTTATACATAGGTTTATTCAATATAGGAGTCTGCTACATGTGTTCACCTTTCGTGCGAAAAGAAGCTAATCGTTTAAACTGGTTAGTAAAAGGCCATCTCATTAATATTAATGAAAGTGATAAGACGGTCGAAAGGATTTATAATAGCTATATAGAAAGATTATGGAACAACACCGAAAGAAGTGAATATGGACTAATTGGATTTGAGGCAGCTTATAAAAAGCGAGAAGCTGAAATTTATTCTTCTACGGCGTAGCTGCTATCAGTACTGCTTTGAGTAATTACTGAGCTAAATTCAGCTGCAGCCCACGTCATAACTAAAATGCCTACAAGTCCGATAGCTACCCATTTCATTTTCATGTCATCGACAATCATTTTAATGCCGATCATTTCATTTCCTAAAACACGAAACTGTAGTTCCATTTTACCTTCTGGTGTATCTTCATCTCTAATTGCATGAGGTGCTTTAGCTTTAACTTTTTCTTCTTCGGCCATTATTGTCTCCTAGTTATTTAAAGGATTATCGAGAGCTTCTTGTAACGTCTCTCTTATGTCGTCGTCTAGTTTATCCATTTTAGCATCAAGGTCTTTGATGGTCTCTTTCATTACATTACGTACATCTTTCTCAGATGCTCTCACCGTAGCTTCTACCTCTCGAATAGAAGAGGTTACATCTTTACTTTGTTCATTTAAATCTTTACGGACCCCAGCAAGCGTTGATTCGATAGATGCCTGAGTATCTTTCATTCTATTCTCAGCGTCATCAACCTTATCTTCCATTCTTTCAATATTTTCTTCAAGCTTAAAGATATCATCTTTTAAACCAGATTTAATATCTCTTGTATAGTCTATGGCTTCATCAAGCTTGGTTTCGATAACATCATTACGGGCGGCGATGGCATCAGTATCTATATTCTGAATAATCTCTTTCATATCCATATAATCTTTGTAGATTTCAAACCCTCCCCAAGCTGCACCGCCAAGCGTTGACAGTGCGGTGAGAAGTGCAAACATTTTACCACCTGAAAACTTTAATCCACCAAATTCTACTTCAGCCATTTTTTAATCCTCAAACTGCAACTGTCTTAACTGTTGTAATTCTCTTTCAAGCTTCATAACTTCAAGCTGCTTTTTTCTTAATTCTAAATCATATAATCTATTACAATCAATTCTCGACTTCACTCTTTTACCGAGCGGTATCATTACTCTGGCATATACACCTACATCTGTACCACCATTAATGTAGTTGTTCAATTGATCATAATCACCTTTGTCTATTAGCCCCGTAACTCCGAACTCTAGGTTGGTAGCAGAACCAATAGCATTAGAGCAATCAAGCTCACCAGCTCTAAACTTGTCAGACTGGTAATTGCCTGGAACACTTGGCAGCTGTAAGTTTAACGAACTTGATTCTGCGTTAATAGCAGATCCAAACATGATAAACAATAATACTAGGCGTTTCATAAATCATCTCATTTCATTCTTGAACATATCTTAGATTTAACCCCTGCTGATTGCACATCTATCTTTAACTGTTTAGATGTAGTACATATATATTCAACCCGAGCCACGTCTTTATCTCTTATATAAATTTCAAATGATTTGTGTTCAAGATATTCCAACTTTAGTAGCGCAGCTGGAGTTGCGAATGGAATAGGCTCCCATTCTTCGTCAAAAACACCTATCTCATAATATTGTACGTCATTTCTTCTATTCCACATTTTCATATTGGTTACTGATACTTCATCAATATACGACGGTCTTAACTCTGGGTATGTGGGAGTTAGTTCATGCGCGATAGCACTAGAATTAATTAGGCATATCGCTAACCCATAATAAAATTTATTCATTAATCCGCAATACACTCCGCAACAACATTGGCTTTATATTCTCCACCCGGTAAAGATTTATCTTGACCATATACTGCTTCTGATTCTACAGTAAACCAAGTAGAGCCTGCCACTGTAAGATCATATTCAGTATGATTATCATATTCTACCTTTGCGGCTTCATAACCTGACATACCAGCATCAGAAGTAGCTGATACAGTAACTTCACCGTCCCACGCAATAGAATCAGTAAGAGTAGGTGAACTACTAAATGAGTTTGGCCATGAAATTTTAGCAGTGTAATAATCAGCAATTGAAACATCGTAACGAATAATAGGTAAAACCCCGCCATCAGCTGTTAATGTGCTTAATTCATCGGGTGTTGGGTTACCATACACACCAGCTTTATCTGTAAAAATAGAGCACTTAGATGATACATTACCCGTGATAGGTGAATCAACTGCGTACGCAGATGTTGCTACTATCATAGCACTTATAAGAGTAATAGATTTGAACATTTAATTATTCCTTTATTGTTCTCTATCATATTGCGAGCGTACCATCTTTTTATGATTAGCATCAGAAGCTAAATTTCTCATCGCTCTTGGATTGTCAGGCAAACTCGTATCCTCTAATGTAAGAGTCTCTTCGTATTCACCGCCCGGTATATCTATCATATAGTATGGTTCTATCTTTGGTATAGATGCTAACGCAGCAAAAATCCTTTGTTGGTTGGTATTAACCAAATCTTCTATTGTATTTTCACCACCTAATTCTTTTTCAAAGTTAGATAACTTTTCTTCTGGCACCTTTGTTTCTTCAACTTCTTGTTCGCCTTCTTCGTCGTTTAATGACAAGTTAGCCTGTACCCATTCGTCATAAAAAGGATCATCAGGACTCACTTCAAGTTGATTTAAATAATCTAATAAGGCCTGATTAAAACCAGGGCATGCCGGATCTGCTAATGGAGTTACGGTGCATAACATAAGCCGATCATCAACTTCAAGTCTATAGTTATAAGTTACATTAGAATCAATAATCTCTCCATCGCCTTCTACATCTATAGAACCACTGCCGAATCTAGAAGCAGACGTATATGGAAATCTAACATATTTCTGCAATGTTCCTCCTGGATTTCCTACTGCCCAATCATCTTGTTCTTCTAATATATAACCGCTTCCTTCCAGGTCTTTATTTCGTATATAAACTGTAGATCCGGTATTTGGGTCCTTCACCATTGTATATCTATATGTTAAACCATGAATATCGACTTTTACATAGGGTAAACTACCATCCGCTCCATCTGGCAATAGACCGGTCATATTCCATGATAGGCCCATCGCCGCAGCATTCTGAGTCACTCCATACGTTATATCAGAGTAACAATAAGAAGAGGAGACCAGCAACGAGACCGCTGCCGTAGAAAGTAGATTTCTGATCATCATCCATATCCTTTAAGGGGTTAAAAGAACCACTATCCTCATCTGGTATTTCTTCTTTATTAGCCTCCCATGCCACCTTTGCCTCAGCACCAATTAGCCCATCATACGGACAAGGCGTGCCTGCATTCATCATCGCATTAAACACTCTTTCATCTTGGCACATGACCGATACCGCCGCGACCTTCATGCCCATATCGTATAATACTTTAGCGTTCTTTAATTTCTCACAGTTCATATCTCTTACTGTACTACCTGTTGATATACCAAGTATCTGTGTCTGCACAGCGCCAGAAATACCAACCGTACACAAATCAGAATTAGAAGAATTTATAGATGGAGAAATTGCAGAGGGAGGAGGAGACTCCACCTTCGTTTTAGAATTAGAATCAACTACACTTTCATTATAATTTTCAGTAACGATAGGATCAGAAGCATCTTGAGCATACAAAATACTCCCGGTTAATAAAAAAATTAAAGTAATAATATTCTTATACATGTTATACACCATTCATTGTCAGCGTATCTATTTATAATTAATTATTTTTTAACACAGATTGCTTGTTGACCGTTAGAAAAATGTCCAGACACGCCAGTCAATTCAGCTCCAAGATTTTCTCTAGCTTTAAAACATTCTACCATATTATCATGGACACTATGTTTTTCTACATAAGGATGGGTATCGTACATGTAAACAAACAATAATACCCACATTACAAATCTTCTTTCTTATTATCCCAAGGCTGAGGTCCCCCATAAGGTTGCCATTCAGCTCCAGCAATTATTAAACATGACATTGTTGGTCCGTTATCATTTGGAAAAGACAGAACAAAAGCTAGCGTACCGGTATCTTGATTTAAAAATATTTGAGCTTCAGAAGTAAAGTTTTTTCCATCTTTAGAAGCTATTGTGCCTGTTCCGTGGAGCAATAGTGCATTTTTATATTGTATCATTATTCTCATTACTTCAGGAGCTGGATCGCACGGCACATTGATTTGAATCATATCTGCATGCGCCGGCGCGCAAGTAATTAGTCCCAAAGCCAATAATAATTTTTTCATAGTATATCCCTTCTTAATAAAAAAAGGGGGGCTCACCATGGCCCCCCGCGCACCTATTAAGTAGTGACCCTTAATAGTATATATTAGAAGCTAAAGGTAGCACCTACTTTAGTAGCTACAGTATCTTCTGCGTCAATATCCCAAGTTGTTTCACCGAACAACTCAAGACCGTTGAACAATTCATATGTTGCACCCAAGTTAATTTTTGGATTATCAAGTGCTGTGTCCAACTTGAATTCTTCGTTATTATAAACTGGCAAATCCATATCGGCAGTCAAGCCAATACCAAACATTGTATAACCGACTTCAGGCGTTACCTTTACACCAAAATCTTCTACGTCAGCGCCAGCCGCGTCATTGATTGTGTACGCTGCTTCTGTTTCTACGCCCCAAGTAATACCGGTTGCTCCGATTTCATTTGCTGAGACTGATGTTGCCGTTACAAGAGCGGCTGCTGCGATTGCTGCGAATTTCATTTCTTTAGTTCCTTTTTAAAATTATCATGATAAGCTGCCACGTTTTCTGTTGCTAGGTAAGTGGCCAACCCCCTGTGTTATGCAGCTAGTGCGTAACCAGATGGTGCAAAATTATCGTTTGCATTTATGTTTTGTAAACTAGAATACATGTCGATCCTATTTCTGCCCCATCATAAATTATCGTTTTCTTTTCAAATAGTTTTGATATTCTTCGTAACTATCTTCACCTTTTTGCCACTGTTTATAATCACCCTTGGTCTGAGCATCTATTTGCATTTTTTGTACACTGATGCCTTTGGTGCGCTTCATAGGTTTACCTTTTTTAATTTCACCACCGTTTTTTAAAAAGGTATTAACCAAATCTTTATAGTCACTCATAATATAACTCCAATAATTTATGGTGGAGCAGCGCGGTACTGCCCCGCGGTCCATACATCCGTTATTAACGCTTACAGCTTATATATTAACATGTGTTTTAAATGTTGTACATGCTCCATCACAATATCTTTTGAGTGTGATATAATTAGCACATAGCCATCTGCATCATATGCAATCCATTTGTACTTTTTCTTCAGTATCGTGAATGTAAAGTTGGATGAGGGCATAGTGGAGAACTTTCATTAAATCCTTACGGGCGTCAGCACGACTACCCTTCTTCCCATAACGATTTGAATACTTATCAACATTTCCCATACAAAAACCAGTACCATGACCACGCTCAATAATTACTTCTGTCGATTGGAATTTATTAGTAGCATAATGTCCATCATATGTAGCATCGATATAAGCTTGAAACTCTTCAATCAATGCACCTTCATTAAATTTATAATCAATCATTTATTCGTCCCAAACTCCATCCCATGTATAAAATACGTGTTTATCAATTATTTTACTTATTTCCATTTGATCCGCCCATGACGGATTTACATAAGTTGCGTGATAAAATGTAGCTCCTTGTGTAGGATCATCTACATTTCCTATCATTACATCTCTAGCAATAACTTTAGCTTGAGCCCACGACTTATTTTCTTTCGGCGTCTGATCTTCAATTAAAAACGTCCAACTAAATTGTTTTGGCTGGTACACTACATCACAAATATTGTTAGGCCATTCTGTATGCTTTACACGATTAATTGTAACGTGCGCAACTCCGATTTGGCCTTCTATAACTTCACCCCGTGCCTCGTGGTAGATATTCATAGCCAAGCAATTGTGGCTTTCAGGATCTACCTCGGGATTCATCATAGTCAGAGTTACTGCTACTGCTGCTAGTCCTGACATGGTTAATAATCCACTTGCTATATTAATTGTTTTTGACATTGGATATTTATAAACCTAAAACTCGACCTGCGTGCTCTTTTAAACCCTTATAGGGATTCTCAGTTAGAAACTCTGCGATTTGTTCGAAATAAAACGCAGACTTTTCATCACCTTCGAGTTCTAAAACACCGGCACATTCATTCATGAAATCGATAATTTCACCTAGTGCAACGCGGCCATCGCTTCCCATGGCCGCTTTATGTGATTTACCTTTACGCTGCATTAGCGGATTCCTCTATTTTAATTTCAGTCATCCAAATATCATGTTCAACTTCCATATCAGCTTCTATACGCTCAATATTTTGCTGAAGATCATCTACAATGTCAAGCAGTTCAATTAAAACAGTGGCACGACTATGGCCAGAATTATGAGAACGACGAACGATGCTCATCAATTTCTTTCTCATCATTATTGCATCTTGAATATCATTTACCATAATCATTACGCTACTTCCTCCATTTTGTAAATTAAATTAGCTGCTGACATTTCAGGCTTAAATCCGATTGCAACAAAACCATAGTTAGCTACAACCAATACATTACCTTCTACATCAACGATGATATCGCCGACTGAAAGTGAAGACATACGTGAGAAACGTGTAATCGCTGACTCAGGGCCAATGTTACCGATTTCAAAACATTGGTTAGGAGTTTCAGCACGAATATCAGAAACATGAGTATAAAGGCCATCTGTAAGAGCTTGATCAGCAATACCAGAAATGTTCTCACCGCTAAAATCAAAGTTCATCTCTGTTTTAGCTTCACGCTTCGCGTTAGTTTCGCCAGCGTTGATAGCTTCGATGTCTGCGTCAGAGTATTGAATTTGCCAAACTGTAAAAATCATGTCATTATCTCCTTATGATATAACCATACTACACTATTCCAAATCGTTTGTACACAGTTAATTGCGGTCAGGCCGCATTTTGTTTTCATTTAAAAACAATAACTTATAAATCTAATGGAGACTACATCATAAAGGCTTCTAATGACTGTTGTGCTACTGGAGGATTTCCTTGCCTTTGTTCCCAACCAGATTCCCATCCGGATGCATTAGCTAGCGTTGAAGGAATATGATCAAACGTGCCGTTGCCACGTGGGACATAGTTTTGCCCAAATCTGACAAAGTCACACATCACATCTTCTAAATCTTTTGGTTTGCCGCCAGTTCTTTCACGAAGTAAATCCATAAAGTTATCAGCTTTCCAACCACCAGATAGTTTTTTCATACAGCGTACTGCATTATTTCCTAAATATGTGTGTGAATCAACATCAGCGTGTTCAGGGAAATAGTCAGAACAATCCATAGAAAAGGCCGCATATTGAAAGTTAAATTTTCTATGGCCGTTCGCAGCATTATGCGTATTAAGAAAGTCAACTATTTCTTTATGTCCACGCTTTTCTTTTAAGAAGAAATCAGTAAATCTATTCATAAGACCAGGTAATTCTTTTACCATAAAGTCCACATTAGACGTTCCTTTTTTTGGCGCGGGAGGCTGATTACCTATTGACGTAAATAGCGGTTTGCCTGATGCCTTTGTTTGCACTAAGTCTTCTGACATATCTTGAATGTCACGATGTTTTCCCCAATGCTGTACTATATTATTACGATAACCATGATCATTTTCAAATGATGCGCCGGACCCTGTAATTCTGTGACACATAAAAACATATAACCACGTTTTAATATCCCACTGAATATTATCATTCTCTGCTGATATTTTTCTTCTATCCTTTTTCTGCCATCGCCACTTGGGAGTCTTAGAACCAAATCTTAAGTCTTGTAGTACGTTTGAAAAGCCAGCAGCATTTCGTGTTTTACAGTCGTAGATATCAATCTTCTGCATCAGAGGATCGTTAACAATTTTATTTGCCTCTGGACCTTCATAATCAAGCTCTCCCCAGTTTACATTATCTTGAAGCCATCCAGCTTTTGGATAATAATAATTGACAAGAACATCGATTGCTTCTTCATTAAGCCACATTCTTAACCCAGTCTCTATAGGAATCAATACTATCAGGAAGATTTTTATTTTGTAGCACTGGCTCTTTGCCTACGTTCCACATTAATATATTCTTACCTGAATTTTTTGGAATGTATTTCCATACTTTACCATCGTAGGTATCTATAGTCGGAAATGGTGGCAAGTTTTCTTTTTTCTCTGTAGCCGTAAATGCCAAAGGCTCTGACACAGCTTTGGCTGTACCCAGTTCCCCTGCCTTCATATTACGGGATACACAAACAGATGTAAACTTGGCATTTGGCCAAGCTATTTGTAATGCACGAGTAAGAACACCAGTAGATGTTGCAACATATACTTCATCGGGCGGATCAATTGCCATAGCGCTTTTTACAATACCAGCAGTTACCATTTCGTGTTTTAAACCCAATGGAACAAAATAAGAGTCTTTGTTTTTACTGGCCCATTTTTGTGCAATCAAGTTTAAATTAGGCATTGCTGCTATTCTGTAAAATTCTGCAGAAGCTCCTCGCTCAATGCAGCAGGCCTGGTGATCGGAAATGCGTTTGGAGGAAGGCATAAACAGCTTAACATTTTTTCCGTGTCTTTTGGCCACATCAAGTATACTAACACCAGCAAGACCAGTGCGAGGCTGAACATATACGATAGTACGGATATGATCAGGGAGAGAAGATATGAGACAATCCCCGCCACGAACCTTACTGCCAGTAATATAATCATCGCGAACAACACGTACACCAGAGTGTTCAGTGACAATAGGTTCTCCATATGGATCCTCCCAATCTTTTGCAAGTTCTAAATAATATTCTTTTGGATCGCCGTATAATGCCGGAATATCTTTATTAATGCCATCAATTACATGATTATTATGTGCCATTACATGAAACTTTCTAATGTATTTTCTGAAATGCCCCAGTTCATACGACGATAGTACATCGGATTAAGATGAACTGACTGAGGTTTTTCCATTCTTTCTGCAGCATAACGTTCTTCATCCATATCATACCACGCTTGAGGTGCTTTTACTAATTTCATTTCATAAATTTTCATACACCCTTCAATATTCCAAGCTGCTAGCATTCTTTCACCCCTATCTCCCCAAAATGGTTTGCCTTTATAGTAACCAGTTTTAGGCAGCTTGCGGCCTTCGAATTCAATAGGCCATGGTACGGCATATTCTACTTCAATGCCAAGACTTCTGCCAAAATCAGAATAAGCTTCGACCATTTTATAGATGCTGCTTTCAACCCTGCACAAATGGTGACGCACATCAATATTACCAAGAGATATAGTAACACCTTTATGATGTGGTTTGATATGAGATCTGATATAAGCAAAGTCTTCTTTTATCTGACCAAACAATGTAGTCCCATCTTGTTTGACTACACTACTATTCTTCGGTGCATATGCACACACGTGGCTATCACCAATCGCTAACCATTCGTGCGGTAAATCACTACCTACAAGAGACTTAGCTTCAGAAAGCTTCTCAGTTATAGCATCACACCATACTTTATCTATAACGTCTTTTCGCTTTTTTAGTTGTGCGCCATAGTCAACTGGAGGACCGTCAAGCACTGTTATTGTTTCTGATGCAAGTAAGTTATCAACCCAATCCTTAATAACTTCAGTAAAACCTCCCATAAGATTAATGCTTCCGCCAAAGTTAGCACCAGGCAAAAGATAAACATCTTTATGCTTTCCATTTGTATGGTCAATAGGTACACCAAGATTTTCTGACCAAGTCCTGGCATAGCCATAGCTATGACTCGATTCTTTCTTGGGTATTTTACTAAAAGTTCCGACTATCATTCTATAAACCCATAATCAACACCAGCTTCACTAAAGAGTTCCGATGAATATGCAAATGATTCTATCCAACGATCTGGATATTCTGCCAATGGCATTATAACTTTTTTAATGCCTACTTGAATAATACCTTTTGCGCAATCAGAACAAACAGGTAATCCATGAACATAAAGAGTCGCTCCATCAAGTGATACGCCATTATATGTAGCATTGTATATGCAATTCATTTCAGCATGAACTACAAACTTATACTTGACGTCTTTGTTTGCGTATCGATCAAAACTATCACTAATTCCTCTTGGAAATCCATTATAGCCTTGAGCGAGTACTTGTCCTTTTGATCCTACAGCAATCGCACCGATTTTAGATGAAGGATCTTTCGACCAAGTAGCTACTTCTTTTGCAAGATTAAGATAGCGATGATCCCACTTATCGTTCATCGCACTAACTCAAAGTGACGCTCATATACATGAAGATTTTGAACCTGCCAGATCATCATACCAGGTTCAATGGCTGTACCATTTCCATTTGAAGTACGTTCAAAGCGTCTGAAATTATAATCATCACACAATTTTTGTACTACATGCATTTGCCATGCATTATCATTCTTATATCCAAAGACCACATCATTAGATCTCATTTGCACAACAGAATGTAGTAGGCCATCACGAACATAATACGTGACTGCATTAGTACAAATAAAATCATTCTTGCCATTGTCTTTATAGTCTACCCAGATATTAGGGCGGTTGTAGACCATAGTGGCGCGTCTACCATCAGGATGTTCTAAAAGCTCTGTCAGTACATTATCATATTGATTGTGATATGAGTCACTAAAGATAAGTTTGCCATAGTTGGAATTAATTTCACCATGATGGTTGGCAGCATACTTCCATGCATCAGGCGGACCTCGATGCTCACCATAAATGTCATTAATATTAGTCGACATATTATGATACCATAATAATTCTTGGTTAATGTATCCTTGATTTGGCTGTCCGAAGATTGAAGGTTCGGTAGCAACAAACGACGCGCCGATTAATTCGATAGTCTTAGCGCCAGTTTTATCTATAGTGAATGCTTCATCATTGAGCTCGCCTATAAAAAACCGGCGGATATCTTCTACGCTATCCATTCTCATTATTCATCTCCTGTTATATAGCGATCATCCATATGATGATGCCCATCTGATATGTGCTGCATTAGTATCATTAATTGTGTGGTGGCGTGTGCAAGATGACTATAGCCTGATTCAGGATCTAGATCTTCACCATTCCAGAATGAATTGAGGTGGCGTTGAATAGACGAATATGTACGAGACCATTCTGTACAATGTCCGTCATCACGCCAATTGTTAGTACCGTATTTATTAGCGCCAAAGCCAAGTACTTCTGCAACTTGGGTCAGCGAATCGATGGGTACTAGTGCGTGCGGGGCTTTTCCATTATCATATTTCATAATTATATTCTATCATATTCTAGCGGATATGTAAATCTATTATTTTTATTAATATGCTTTAATGCTTCTTTTGCATCAACATAATCTAAGATTTCATACTCGACTATTTGGTTTTCTTCAAGAGGACCAGGCCATGGTCTAGACCACATCCAAATTCCAAGTTTATCAATGCGGCCATTACGTATTTGTTTTTGAATATATTCTGATACATGAACACCGGACTTAGAATACATCTTATAGTCAATAGCTCCGAGCATCTGATGATATGTATCATATTCATAGCCATCATACAAAGTCTGAAACTGATCAACCTTTGCTTGATGGAATTCTACGAATTCAGAATCCCACCGAAAATAAGGGTTCGGTCGATTATCTTCGTTGACTTTTTCGTCACGCTGAATAATAAAAGCTTTATCGACCTTAGCTTTAAAGTGAGTCATATTACTCCATTTTCCATAAGTTGAAAGATTTCAGTTGCAGTTGCATTGAACTCTTCTTGCGAAGATTGAGAGAAGTCAAAGCCAAGACCACCCATGTTATCAAAGATTTTTTCTGCATAATCTAATGTGCAGTTAAACATTTTTTCAATTTCACGAATATACAACATTTATTTTTCTCCATTCATAATGCAATTCTAACACATTTTAAAAGGTTTGTACATATAAAAATGTGTTAGAATTATATTATAATAATTCGTTTGGATGGTTATTGTATAGGTCGATTAGTTGTGAAAGTGTTAGATTAAAAAAGATAGATGTTTGAGGGTTATGAGGAGGGAAAATTAAAAAATCGGTAATAGATGGAAGGTTAAGAGATTCGATATGTTTAATGATTTGAGGAATAGTATTGAAAGATAGTAATTGATTGTAGTTAGTGTGGTTAATAAGTGTATAAGTCATATATTTCTCCTTTTGATATAACCTTTATAACACGTTTAAAAAGCAATGTACACAAAAAAATGCGCCGAAGCGCATTTTAGTTTTGTTTGTAATCAATAACTTAGAATTTTTATCCAAATCTAGCTAAATATTGTCCTATTCGACCCACAAAAGGTAGAAGCATAAGAGCCATAAGTAAGTTCATTCCCGTATGAGCCATAGCAATTCGTAGTGTGTCACCTCTTGGCATTCCATCAGAGACAAACAAACCAGCTAACCATATTGTACCTGTCGTGCCGATGTTAGCGCCAAGCACACAAGCAATAGCTGCCGGCAGTGGTAAAGCACCAGAAGCGACTAGTGCAATAATAGCAGTAGTAGATAGTGAAGACGATTGCCATAGCAATGTCATGATGATTCCGCCGAAGAACATATAGATCGGACTACCTAAAAACCAATTAAGGTGTTCCATATTCCCCATAGATTTCATTCCACCTGAGAATGTCTTAAGTCCAATATAAAAAATGACCAGCCCAACAAGGGCTGTTATCATCGGGTTTCCTAGATCCATTTTCTTTACCTTTTTCCAAAGTTTTTTACCTTCATTTTTCATTAGACGATACTCGGCAGATCGCCATGATTGCCTTCATGAGATGGCGGAGTCCAACCCCCTGGCTTTAATAAATCAGGCAAACCAAAACGATTAGGCCGACCAGGCTTTACGCCAGGTTCTTTTGCCATATTGGCATCATAGATCTTATTCCATGCCTTATTAGCATCGACACCCATTACATCAAGAGTGCCAATAGCAAATACGCACATATCAATTAGGCCGTCAACAACTTCCTCTGCATCAGAATTATTAATAGCAGACAGTGTCTCTTGGTATTCTTCACCAATCATAAGCATACGAAACATGAGATATTTCTGCATCAGATCTTTGTCACCACGATTAGCTTGAAACCAATCATGTACACCAAACTTATCGTGCATGTTTTCAATATCATTTACCCAATTATCACTCATTTAATTCTCCTTGTATCATATAGCATATTCTATCATATTTGTGGAATATTGTAAACATCTAATTTATGGCTTATAAGTTTTACTTTTACCATTATGCTCATTACATGTCACACTCATAACACTGCACCTACCACCTGTTATATTTGCAACCGTCTTACTAATTTCTTTATGCGCCATATATGCAAAATGTTCTGTACTAACTATAGGAACAATTTTAATTTGAGCCAGTCCTCTGCCTTCTAGTAATTTAAATGTTTTAAGTTGGGGATCAGATTCTAATAAAATAACTTTATATGCAAAATTATTTTCTAACCATTTGTTAAATGTTTTTAAAATATTAAAATCTATTACTGCCCCATTTGCATCTAGCTCATCACACGTAAAATCTACACTAAACGTTAATGAATAGCCATGTAAAAACTGATCATGCAGTGTAGAATTTAAATGCCTAAGACACCCTTGTAATTCATTATTACATCCATAAGTTTTTGTACTATAGTAAGCCAAGTTGTCCCTTCTCTAATTTTTTAATACCTAGAGCCCAGTTTTCAGCCGCCGATTCTACATACGATAAAGCTTTGCCAGGAAATTCTTCTTCAAACTTTAAAACATCATTTAGGCCGTTAAAGTATTTTATATAAAACATTTCATTCTTTGCGTCTATTTTTACTTCGCAATAGTCATCAGTGTCTGATTCGTCTTTGTAATACGTAGAGATTAATCGGCCCATTTTTATTCTCCTATAAAGTTTTGAATACTTGGATAAATTTGTCCTATAGCTTCAGCGACAGACAAGGCTAAGTCCATATGTTCTTTTTGTGTACCATTAGCAGATCTTAGTTCAATATAATGAATCCATGACCTAATAGTACCATTTACATACACCCTTGAAACAGTATTTCCTTCGGGCAATACGGCCCTTGCCTGCTCTTTTGCGATACCATTATCTATAGCCCAACTATAGGCCATTTTAGCAGTTTCAATAACCGCCATCTGTTTATTCGCCCATTCATCTTCAAGAGCCATATCGTTATTTTCGACGCTGTTCTGGCGATTCTTAGGATCTTGTAACCTTGCATCTCTTAAGACGAAATCTGTATCTAAGTCTCTAATATCAGCATATCGCTGTGAGAATTCTTGAAACGAAAAGGATCTATGCCTTAATAATTGTCTAGCAATATCACGTGTTGTTTCAATCTCAATGCACGCAGACGCCATTTCAAATGGGCTCCAATGCCGATGCTTAATTAAATAATCTAAAAGCTTAGCAGTTGTCTTAGTATTCGCTTGATTTGATGGATTAGAAACTCTTGCACAATATGCAACTAAATCTTGAATATTTTCAAGTCCCATAATCCCAGGTTCACCTGAGTGAACGTGCTTTACAGGTTGGCTGTATGATATAAGACGGCTTTTCATTATTTGCCTTGCCCTCTATACTTTTTATATCCACGTTTTTTATGTTTGTTCATCGATGCCATCTTAACGTTTCTACGCCCGATGCATGTCTTCTTTGAATTAGTAAAACCTTTTGCCATTATCTATTCCTTACTGTATTTTAAAATCTTTAAAGCGTTCATTCATGTGGGACTTATCAAAAGCCGGAACATCATCCATGACACCATCAGTCGCATTCTCTGCATCATAAAGTCTCATCCTTGATCGGTCAATACCTATAACAAATCTTTTATTTGCATTAGGATCGTTATATCTATTCTTAAGTTGTTTGACCATTATTTGGCCTTCAGTCTCAAGCTCTTCTGATGATATAAGGGCGAACATGAGATCTGCGGTAGCGGGTAATCCAAAAGACTCGGACGTATCTTCAAGCCCAGGATCCGAGCTAGTATAACCACTACGAGTCGTTTGTGTTGCAGATACGATCGGAACGTCAAACTCCACCGCAAGACCTCGTAGCTCTTCAGCAATTGCTTTAATGTAGGTGTATGAATTGATTGCACCACCCATTCCTTTCATGCGAGAAGAAGAACATATATTAAGATAATCAATAAAAATCATATCTGGCACAAAGTTCTTTTTTAGTTTAAGTTCATTGAGCAAAGCTCGGAAGTGCCCTGTATGAGCAGATCCGGTTGGATACTCTTTAATAATAAGCTTGCCATTCGTCTTTGCCGCAACCTGATCAACCTTAGACGTTAGCATATCTTTCGTGATGTGCTGTAACTGATCTAACGGAATATTTAACAGATTAGCATCAATACGTTCTGCAATACGTTCTTCTGCCATCTCCATGGTAATGTAAAGTACGTTTTTTCCTTGAGTAAGGACATTGCCGGCCATATGGCACATAAACAACGATTTGCCTACACCTGTACCGGCAAGAGCGATGTTAAGAGTTTTATTTGGTAATCCGCCCTTTGTAATCTTGTTAAAATAATCTAAGTCAAACGGGATACGCTCTTCATCTTCATGATAAAACTCATAACGTTTTTCAACATCTTCAATATAGTCATGGCCTACAGATGGATCAAATGTTACGGATAAGGCTTTTGACAGCAAGTCAGGCATGGCGGTCTTAGTAAGTGTCTGATGCTTGCCATCAATAATACTAATGCTTTCCATTACTGCATTATGAATAGCTCTGTCCTGACACCATTTTTCAGTAGTATCTATAAGCCATTCTTCATCGGCCTTCTCACTCTTATCAAATACATTCGGTAAAATTTCCATAGCCGCAGTGTATTGATCATCATTGAATTTATCAGACTGATCTATTTCTATTTTAAATGAATCAATGGTAGGAAGTTTATTATACTTAGCAACAAACTTTGCCACCTCTTTGAACAGCTGATTATACACTCCCTGAAAATATTCAGGTTTAATAAAGGGAAGAACCTTACGAGTGTAAGGCTCATCAATCAATAGATGTTTAAGTATTGTCTGTTCAACGTTACTCATTATTTTCCATTTCGTTTAAGTTATTAACTAGTATGCTTTCTAATATTTTTCCGGCATATTTTTGAAAGTCAACGCTGTCAACTGATAGCTCGTCATCAGGGGAAAAATGCATATTAAAATCAAATTTCATTTCAGCGGTTTTGTCATCAAACTTAATATTACCGAAGCTAATGACCGACTCAATGAATTCGCCGTTTTTGATACGAATATGCCAGTGTTCCTCATCACCGGGGATCAACTCATAGTCAACATTTTCTTCTAACATATTAGGGATTTTAACCATTAGCGTCCTCCACAATATCATCCATATCTACTAAAGACTGATGACCAATACTGTATTGCTTCTTTAAGAAATCTTTAAAATCTGTTTCAGCAAAGATTGGATCCCAGAAGGATTTATCAAGAGTGGCATCATGCCGAACCTTAGATCCAATCTCTCCAGATGTCTGATCAACAGCAGCATACCAGCCATTAGAAGGCTTAGTGACATAACCACCAGCAAGAGCGCAATCGAGCAACCCAGAGTACTTACGGACACCACCGTCCCAGGAAACAGTAATAGGAATTTTAGACTTTTCTTTAACATAACGACTTTTCTCCACATTAATTACAAAGTGATAACCTTGAATCTCAGTGCCTTTCTTATCTTGTTGCCGCCCAAGGATCCAGATATTATCTGCGCTGTAGTATATACCAGTGCCGCCACCGACAATAGCCTTTGGAAATAATCCAATTTCCATATAGGTATGATTGACAGCAATAAGTGGAATATTTTTCATTGTAAGATATGGTGTAGACATGCGGAACAAACCTTTCAAGGCTTTGGCGCGAGACATATCTGCAACAGACTTTTCATTGATAGCATCTTCTAATTCTTTTTTTGACGCTAAGTTACCAATAGAGTCAATAACAATAATGACCTTATCATTTCTATCAATTTGTTCTAGTTGCCCAATAAGATCAAACTTAAGTTCTTCTACGTTAGCAATAGGAGTATGTAGAATGCGTGACGTGTCAATGCCAAACTGCTCAAAATAACTCTGAGGTGAACCAAACTCTGAGTCATAGAATAGCATAACAGCGTCTGCATGTTTCTTGAGATACGCCCCGGCCATCAGTAACGCAAAAGAAGTCTTAAAGTGTTTAGACGGTCCGGCTAGAACCGTAAGCCCGGGCGCTAGCCCGCCGTCAACTGATCCCGACAATGCCACATTAACCATAGGCACATCGGTCGGAGTCATATCTTTCTCTGTAAAAAACTTAGAGTCTGCTAGGACTTCAGCCGTTTTGATTTTACTGTTTTTCTTCAGTTTGTCCATAATCGACATTTTGTTCTCTTTCTCTTTCGTCTAATTCATACATAGCTCTGTATTCATTATTAATTCTAACACATTCTCCAAGCAATGTAAACCCTTTATCGTGATTAAATAATGCACTTGTATCTTTTGGAAAGCATGCTCCGCCATATCCACGTTTATTGTCAAGACCTGGCACCGCCGTATGAGATTGTCCAATACGTGGGTCGGATATAATAGCGTTTACTATTTTATTATAAGAACCCTTGTTATTTTCTATCACATCGTAAAACTGATTAAAGAATAATACTTTCATAGCTAAGAAAGAATTGATCCCATACTTGACATAGCTGGCATCTACTGCTGACATGCGATGAATCGGACAAGGCCGGCAAAGACTATGCTCTTTATAGTAGAATTCTAAGTCATCAATAATACCGTTTTCACCACCAAAAATATGCATACCTGGATTGATGAAGTCGTCAACAGCATTTTTTTCTGTAAGAAACTCAGGGTTATATATGATTCTATTTCCGCCTGATCCTTTTATAAGACTTTTTATAATATCAGGAGTAACAGTCGACTTAATGACAATAATACCTGACATTCGTTTTTTAAGTTGTTTGACGGTGTCTACTAAGATACTAGAATCAATAACTCCGTTTTTTCCCATTGGCGTTGGCACACATACAAATGCTATATTTTCTTGTAATTTAATATCTTTAAGACTTACATTGTATTTAGGATCTACTAATTGTATTCTTACACCCGGAGTTTTAAAACCATATTCTACGGCCTTACCGACAAAACCATGGCCTACAATAGTAATTTTCATTCTTTTATCCTATATTTGATAGACGAGTTCTTAATTCCGATGACGAAAATCTATGATCTCTTTTATTATAATACAATTCAATGTTTCTGGCAGAACAAATAGATCTGCCCGTAAACGTATCTTTTTTATATTCTTCACCTAAAATTCTTACGTCGAAATGAAACATCTGCAGAATGTCTTCTAGATCTTGCTCCGTTTGATATGGAATTATTTCATCTACATATTTTACGCCTTGAAGCTGAGTCCATCTTTCTACTAAAGATTGAACCGGTGAATTCTTATTTGATCGATCTACACTCGGATCTACTTGCAAACCGCATATCAGATAATCACAAACTGTTTTAGCTTCTCGTAACATTGATATATGACCTGCATGTAGCAGATCAAACGTCGAAGCAGTAAATCCTATTTTCATGGTTTTGAACTATCGTCATCAAAGTCATCATCAATATGATATCCTACAGTTTCACGTTCAATATCGTTATGGATTCCAATAATCATTTTTAGCTTTCCTTCTGACTTCTTTCAATTCGGGGTTATCTTTATACGATTGCTTTATTCGCTCAGAGTGTTTTCTTCTACGTTCTTCAGACCATGGCTGTTTCTTGGTATTTTTAGGATATTTGTTTGTATATCCAGTAACACCTTTGTTCCACGGAACCTGATTTCTTTTTGCTATAGCAGCTTTATAGTTGGGTGATTGGGAAGTGTCTCCGCCATCACCACCCTCAGTTAGATTATGTAGAACTCCATTGTCATCAATGTTCTTTCTGCCAAATTGAGCAATCAACTCCCTTTCAATATCACAGGCTTGATCATTAGACAAATCTGATTTTAAGATGACAATCTTGCTTTTATCCGATGGCAGTCGTATTCTACCATGTTTATCATATGCTCTATTGCCTTTGCCCTTACCAACATAGTAAGGTGTATTATCAGATTCCCTGAGATACATATAAACGTAATATTCCATTATGGTTAAACTCCTTTACTTTTATTTATACGAGTTTAACCACAATAATGAAAATTATTTACGCATGGCATGGCCTACAGTTTCTCTCTTAATGTCATTATGCGAAAATTCTGCCCAGTATAGCTCATATGCCACTCCCATCTGTAAACATTCAAATTGATGATAAAGACCAGGTTTTACTTTATGATACTCTCCTTCATCTAGAACAGTGACATCACATAAATCATAGTCACGCTGCCATGTGCGGATAAGCATTTTACCGGATTCAACATAGAAGCCATTCCATTTATAACGATGTAAATGCTTCGAGCAAACACCACCTTCGTCCATTTCAATACGATGAAACTCTAAAGCACCATTAGCTTCAATCAGTTCTGTCGTTCCCCATACTTTACCTGCTTTCATACTCTATCTCCATTAATTGCGCAATTCTTTTATATGCATTCTGTACTTCATCTTGTAATTGGTGTATATTATTTTCAAGTAAATCTATTTTATTAGCTTGAGCAATAATGATCTTTCTATTTTTCTCAGCTTCCATCTCGTCTGGCATCATAGCATGACTCCATTTTTATATGCGTATTCTAGTGCGTTATTAGCTTCGGTTTCTAATGGTCGGTTCTCGTATATATTAGCTGTATCTTTATCGATTTGTTTAATAAGATCTACGATCTGTACTGCAGTAATAGGATACTTTTTTTCAATAGCATTACCGGCAATAGATATCATCATTCTATAGATCATACGATATCTACCAGTTCCATCAATATTAGCAATACTCATATATTCTTGTAATAATTTTTTATTTACAAATGGACAGTCCGTGTAACTAGACCAAACATAATCGGTATTATCAAGTTTAGATTTGCGGTAATCAATTATTTGTTCGCGCCATGCGTCAGGCAGTCTGTCAAGAAAGTTCTTACTATTCTGTTTTTCGCTATATTCCCATTTGGCCATTAGCTCATCGGGATTAATTACTTTACCACTGTTATTAGAAAATACAAAGTTATAAGCATTACTGTAATCTGCAGGAACATAATACATACGAGATAAATCTTTAGTTTGTTTATCTCCAAGCGAATCAATCTCGGTGTTGAGGGCGAACCAGAAGTGCTTGATTCTATCAGCTTCAACCGTCGACGTAAGCGGAAAAACAATTCTGAACTTAGGTAAATTATGAGTGCTGCTGGCAGTAGAATAAACAATATATTTTGAATGGCCAAAGCGGTTTCTAAGATCATCTTCTAGCTCGCCTTTAGGTAAGTAATCATCAACATCAACAGCAGCCCAAGCTCCCCAATAAGCCACATTTTTGTTTGCCCGAGTAGTCCCATCAAAATAAGTAGCCGGTGATATAAGTTCAGCATCTAATTTCCCTTCAAGTTTTCTTTCCGACAGTTTATATATGAATTTTTCAAACTTATCCCAAGACTGAAAGTCCATCCGCCTATGAGTTTTATTATCATATCTGCTCTTAAAAACAGTAAGTGAATACATTACATAAAATCTTCTAATGTGGCTACAGGTTCTGGTTTCCAATTGACAGCATCAAGTATAGGCTGTAGCGGTTCAATAAAGGTCTTCTCAAACATTATACCATAGTCTACATATGTTTGTAAACCTATTTCTTTAGGTAATATGCCAGGAAATGAAATAACATTCTCTTTGATAGGATTAGGTATCTTAAGATAAATGAATTTGACCTTCTCACCGTTCTTGATAGTTTCATATTTTCTACCGAGATTGTTCTGGTTTATTAGATGATTATACAAAAGAGACCCACGTACGTGGATTGGTGTGCCTTTACCATAGATCGTCTTGCGATCCTTCCACTTATTTACGCTTGTTACACCACGTGGAAAGGCAATACTTTCGGCTGGTAGATTATTAAATTCACGTTTAAAGTCGGCTATAAACTTTTGTGTTTCTTTCTCGGTGCTATTGATAATAACTTTAAAGATCTGTTTAAACTTGTCACGGACAACTTCAGGTGTCGAGGACTTAATGGCTTCAATGCCCATCATCTTTAGCTTAGGCTCTGCAAACTGTACACCTTCTGAATTATGTACATTCAAGATGTATCTTTTCTTGGCGGTCCATATGCCTCGATCAGCAATAACCTCACGTGCCATTTCCATCCGAGGCATATATCCGTTCATGACAGAAAAGAATTCATCGTACGATTTTGCCATTAATTTTTCGAAGTGATCAGAACATATTTTATCTAGAAACTTGACAGGATCTTTAGGGGCGAACTGTTTAACCAATGGACCCATATTAACATAAATTGAATCTGTATCAATAGCAACAATGTAATCTTTGTTTGCTTTAGTGATATCGTTCATAGCCTTATTCATACACTGCTCGGCCCACTTAATAACAGTCTGACCTGTGAGCGTGACAGACTCTGCTAGTGCGTTATCAAAATACTTAAAGTACTTATTAGCCAGCGCGCCATACAAAGAGTTGAGTAGAATCTTAATTGCCATCTGGTTGTTTTCAAGTTGGTTAATTTTAGACTCTAGTGATTTGTCTTTTGTCTTCTCATATTCCGATTGAGCAGCAAGCATTTGTTTTTTAATAGTACTTCTTTCAGCATAGTAGTCGACAATCAATTCTGGAATAATACCTTGCTTGGACCGCTCAAAGGGTACACCAGAGGCGCACACAGCATAGTGTGTGTCTACAGGCTTAGATCTATCATGTTGTGAAAGATAGTAATCGACGCCCTGAGGGAAACGAATATTATGATCGCGGCATAGGGTTTCAGGTGAAATATTCTGTTGCACAATGATATTTGGATATAGTGAATTAAGATCAAAAGATACAACCCAGTCGTGTGCACCTACTTGAGGATTTTTAACAAAGCCGCCGGCTATAGCGTGTGCCTTGCCAGTTTGTCTAGCCTCTGAACCTGGGTTGTTCTTTGAGGTTTCCGTTGCGCCGTATATGGCATATGGGACTTTTTGTATTTGAGTTATCGGTGATATAATATTATTACCTAATAGTCTACGATATATAATCGATTCCCATATGTTTGTAGTGCCAAATGTATCACTCACATTTACGCCACCACGATACGCCATAGTCAGAGCTAGCGATATAAGCCCCATCTTTTTGTCGATATTGTTGACAAGCTGCACATCTTTAATATTATAGTCAATAAACTTCTGATGGTCTTCTTTGTATAGTGTATAAAGATTACCATGTTCTTCGTAAGACAGCTTCTTTTCACCTAATACAGTATAGGCAATATGATCAAGCTTATATGATTCTTGATTACCATATGAATATCCGAACTTCTTGAACAGCTCCAAGTAATCAGCCTGCTGTATTCCTACTAGTTCAAAGGCCAGCAGCTCGCGCTGCATAGATCTGACTTTACGTTCGTTTATAAGATTCCATGGTGACAGGCGCTTCATAGCAGACTCAGTACCTAGCATAGCTATACGATTCACAAGATAAGGAATATCAAAGAAACGGATATTCCAACCTGTTATAACGTCAGGATAATTCTTAGTCCAGTATCCTAAAAATTTACCGAGCAGTTCTTCTTCTGATTCGCAGTGATGATATTGAACTAGATCGCCGCCAAGATCAATTGATATCTTAGAAGGATCATACTCATCTAGACCCCATACTTGATAGACCGAGGACTTACTAGACTTTAGTGCAATAGAGATAATAGGATATGCTGCTTCTTCAGGAGTAGGGAATCCGTTATCAGATGCAACCTCAATATCAAAGTTAACCACATTCACATGATTAATGTCAAATTTTACATCATTAGGAAACTTTTCAGTAATAAACTGATGGATATAATTTGTGGTGCCATGGACCGTAAAGCTTTCAATACCGTCGTATTTCTCAACAAATTCTTTGGCGTCTCTCATCGATGGAAGCTTAATTGGCTTAAGCTGTTTACCAAACAAGGAGCGATACTTCGAAGGGTCTTTCGATTCAATGTATAAAGAAGGTTCAAATTTATATTTCTGGGCTATGCTACTTCCATTGTCAGAATAGCCGCGGTATAGTATTGAATTACCGTATCGGTTTACGGATGTATAAAAAGCCATGTGTTCTCCTATCAACAGCACCATTCTAACACAAAAAAGGGGAGTTGTACACCCCCCTTTTTAAATATTTTTTCCGTCAGGCGTATGAGTGCCTGAATTATGTAATGCCCATACTATACAATTAAAACGATTATATCTAGAATACCACGGTCCAGCATGACGTACGCCCATGACTAAACCTTCTTCTCTCAGCTTTCTATACCATTGTTTAAATCGTTTATATTGTTGGATTATATTGCTCTCCATTGTAACCGGGATATGACTGACCTTTATGAACACCAGAATTACAGCCTACCACTACTACAAGTAGAAAGATGATTGACCACAATGTGACTCTCTTAGACCACACAATAAATTGCTCAAACGTTTTTTCTGCTTCTTTCTGTGCAGCAGCTCTTACTTCTTCATCTGTCATTAAGATCTCGTTCTGTAATATGATCTATAGATTTCACGAAGCTCAACGCTATCAGTGGATTCTTGTACTACATAGTCGGTTTTATCAACCCTAGCCGCATCGGCCATACCAATAGCATCTTCTTCTCTACTAGCAATAGCAATAATTTCACCATCTTTTTTTCTTATTATAAACATTAGTTAAGTCCAAAGCAAGGCAGGATATTAAGATTGCAGTACCTTCCATAATCTTCAAGGCCTACCATAGCCATTAGCAACAAGACGGGCACTACGGCAATCATAAAGACAATAACGGCAAAAGCTTTACCAAGGTCTTTAGTTGTACAATATTCAGTGTGCTCACTCATATTAACGCTCCGCTAATACTATAGTAGTTTGAGAGTCATGATAATCTCCACTTTCATAATAATCTCTAAAAGCTTCTTCTTTTATCATTACTCCATCTTTTATACGATATGTTACTATTTCTCTGCGAATAACATCAGTGGTGTCTGCATCAAATGCTGATTTAAATGGCCCTTCATCACTCATTTTCATAAAATCTCCGGCTGTAGTAAATTTCAAGTCTTGCATTTCATTATTCATGTTCGCCGCCCGGTCCTCTTCCGCTATAAAATCCATATGGCTTACGCTTAGCAAATTCAAATGTAGCAACCGTAATAGCAACTGCGCCTAGCAATAATGAATGAGCGATCATACTATAAAGACCCGCCCACATACTGCCTGCTATAAAACCAAATACAATACACCACATCCACGCAAGAACCTGCATGATCATATGGCGAGTATTTAAATCTGGAATATTACTCAACGGATTAAGATTGTGATCCATTACTACATTCCAACAACTAAAAATAAACGCTCTCATTATTTTTTCTCCGAAACAAAGCTATACATTTCTTTTGCTTTATTCATTAAATCGTCCATAGAATACATTTTATATGCATCTTGTACTTCTTCATAGTTCTTTTTGCCTTGCTCATACATATCATTCATCAGCTGTACGTTCATACTATACTGCTGATCCATATAATCTTTTGCAAGCTTAAGCATATCTGCTCGGATTTCAAACGGGTTCTTATTAGTCATTGACATAACCCTTCATATCATTTGCAAGCTTATGGACAGCTTCATCCATAGCTTTAAGTTGATCTTTATAGAAATTGAAAGTATAAGCATTTGCTGCTTTGCTAAAAGTGTCCCAACCGGCTACTTTTAAGTCGACCATTTCTTCATAGAAAGTTTTATTATGGTCCATAAATTGTTTGTATGTAAAAATCATTTACATCTCCTATTTGTGTGTTATGTGTGTGACTAAGAGGGCGATCTCCCGCCCTCTGTGCTTATTTATATGGATTACTAATTATCATGTAATTTTTGTATTTCCATCATGCACTTCCGAGACTCCTCGTGAAGCCCCATTCTTGCGAGCTCCGCTGCCGCTCTGGAGTATCCAATCGTCTGCGTAAACCGATCGAATGAAGACCACAAACCCGACAAGGGTGAGAAGACATAGTTTGCTACTAAAGCTGTCATTAGACCCATCCTCTTAGATTATTATTAGTTTTAATATTATTGATGGTCTCATTAGAACGCGCAACTGTATAGATGTCGCCACGTGTAAGACCAATATCTGCTAAATCATAATCTGATAATTTGCCTAATTGATGTTCTGTTTCTTTAATAGCCCGAACTTCTAGACGATGCTGCCTATAGCTACGGATTGCGTCAATAAGTTGCTCAACTACTCTCGTTGAGAAGCTGTGCGCTGTTAGTATATGTTGTGTCATTTTGACCCTCGTTTTTTCCAATTGAAATTTTACGAGGACGCATTTCTTCAGGGATGACGTACTTCAGTTCGATTGCAAGTATACCATCTTGAATATCTGCTCCGTGCACATTTACGTGCTCAGACAGCCGGAAGGTTCTTTTAAACTTCTTCGTAGAAATACCACGATGAATAAAGTTTCTACCTTTTGAAACATGCTCACCTGTCACAGTCAAGGTACGATCCTTAACTTCAACAGTTAGTTCATCTTGACTAAAACCAGCCACAGCTAATTCAATCAGATAATCCGACTCAGATGTTTTAATAATGTTATGTGGCGGATAATGATCATTTGAATGTTTAGCCGTGTATTCTAACTCGTTAAACAGATGGTCGAAACCTACAAAAGATGAACGGGGAAATAGTGTTGTTAAGCCTGTCATTGTTATCTCCTTTTGATCAAGCAAGATTTTAAAATGGACCCAGTAACTGGCATCCATACTTATTTATATAGTGTTAGCTATTACAAATGTACATAGCCGTTATTCATTTTTTTACACTTCTAGGTCAATAAATTGCCCCTGAGTCTCTCCTGGACTAATACTAGCACCATCTCTATTATATCGTACAGCAGCCTGCTCTCTTAGCACTTGCACTTCTTTTGCACGCTCTTCGACCTCTTTAACTTGATTAAGTTTAATCTCAGTACGAGTAGCTGCTTCCACCACACGAATACGTTCTTTTTCGTGCGGTGGTTTAATATGTTCACTATTTGGATATACATTAGGATGTCCATAGTTTGAAGCCTGTATCTGTTGATACATTTCATATGGCATGCCGTTAGCAGGAAGTGTTTTCATTACTTATTTCCTATATTGTATTTAGGACAAAGTTCCCATTCATTTTTTTCTTTAAACGGTATAATCTTAATAAGTCTTATTGGCGCACAATCAAGTTCTTGATTTATCTCAAATTGTATTAGACCCCAATCACTTAAAAGTTGTGCGATTGTATTTCTACGTTGAATGTCAGACAGTTCTAAGTTAGCCTTTTTACCATCTAGTAAAAACAACTCTTTAAAATGTACTATAAAATATCTGCCTTGTTTGTGTAGAATATGACATGACTGAAATAATTTCTTATCTTTACGAGAAGCTACACCAATACGAGTTAATGTTTCTCTTACTTTAAGAAAATCATCTGGCTCATTTAAGTGAATCTCAAACATCTGCGTTGGAGACCACTCTACTAAATTATTTTCTTCCACCTTTGTTCACCTTCTTTTTTATTATAGTTATTTGTTCAGGTGATAGAAGGGGCAGGATTTGTTTAGCTTTTTCGTTGCTATAGCCATAGTATTCTTTTACCACTTCAATATCACGTTCAGTTTCAGGTTTTATCCATTTCGAAAAACGTTTCCGCTTACGAATTGTATTTATAAGAAAGTGATATTGAAGTTTTTTATCTATTTGGTGGTATTGATTTACCACATTAGCAAGACCAACAGTGTCATTAAAATAAGAAAGACTGCGATTAATAAGATAAGAATTGTATCCTCGCTCATCTATATCGTCCTCCATTATGTCTTTTTTTGTAGAGTTAATACTATTTAAATATTCAAACGGATTCATTGAAAATTCACTTGTGCCATAATCTCGGTTAGACATGCTACCACGTTCAGTTCATGATCAGCCACAAATGCATCTTTATACTGATAGTCAGCAAGTATTAGAACAAGCTGAGGTATGCTTTGAGGCTGCACGGTTTCATGCATATTATCATAAAGGCCTCTAAAAATAGAAGAGGTATCTATATCCATATGGTTAACGACCCAAGACCTCATCTTCTTAAAGTCCTTAGCCTTTAGATGTTTACTTAAATCATTGAAACTATCTATACTTGAACTACTTTCATCAATAGATGAACCTGCAATAGAGCTTCTTTGGGACTCATTAATCACACGCCGCCAATCCGGAGCGTGTTTCATGATTAAACCGGCTAGACCCTTGCTAGTAAACGATACGCCTTCTTTATAGAGAATATCAGCAAGCCGGTCCATAAAGTCACCGCAAAGCTGAGCCATATCTTTTTTACTTGTATTAAATTCATACACGCCACAACGAGAGTGTAAAGGCTCAATGATTCGATTCTTAAAGTTACAAGTAAGAATAAATCGGCAATTATTCGAGAACTCTTCGATAAATCCACGAAGGGCTGGTTGCGTGGATTGTGGATTGAGGTAATCAGCCTCATCTAAGATACATACTTTATATCCTCCGGTTAATGAAACCGTTGATGCAAACTGTTTAATTTTTCCTCTGAGTGTGTCGATATTACCTTCTTCTGAACCGTTAATTATAATATAGTCAAGCCCTAGCTCATTGCATAGGGCTTTTGCTATAGTAGTTTTACCTAAACCAGCAGAGCCGGTGAACAGCATATTAGGCAGCTCACCGGTCTCTACGATACTCTGAAATGTCTTTTTTAACGAAGACGGTAGTATAGTTTCAGAGATTTTTGTTGGACGATACTTTTCAACCCAAAGAAAATGATCTTTGTTCATAATATAATAATACCTTTTTATTCAGATTCAGCAGCCTGATCTTGTTGATGCGTTTCGCACATGCTGACCATTTGTGTACATTGATCGCGTAATTGGCCAAGGGTAGATAGCTCTTCACCTTTAATAGCGCCACGTTGTACCATAGTATCTACTACTGCAATAGTAGATCTAGAAATACGGTTAGCTAGCTCGTAAACAGGATTATGTGACTCATGGGCTAATTTTACTTCATCTTCTTTTGACATTTTATTCTCCGTAGGTTGATGTCTTTTCAAGTGCAACCCAGTAGGTTACGTTGCTGTTTTGACTTTTAAATTCTGAAATGAGTTTAGATGATATCTTGACGTCATATGAGTCAGTCACCATCTTTAGACTTGAAATATTTAAAATAAATTTAAATTGTTCGCTAGTATATCCTCCATCTACTTCAATTGAATATTCGTTAGCAGTAGTATTCTCTGGATCAAAGATCGAAAGTTTAATAGCTCCGCTAGAAGCTTCTACTGCAACTTGACTATTACCCAATACACTCGAGCCACGTTTTAACGAGTTTAGTGTACCTTCATCTAAGGTAAACCAAACATCAGCTTCTGGCATAGTTATAGGTTTACTTGGTGTCGTGAGCATCTCTGTATCAGAATAGAAGTACTTAATGTTCTCACGGCCGCTTTGGCTCTTAATAACCATATGTGTATCTTCAAAATTAACATTAGGCTTATCAACTAATCCTAACACATTTAGGAACTCTTGTAAATCATAAATTCCTACAACAGCGTCAAAAGTTTCAGTCAGATCTGCTTGGGCCAGAACGTTCTTAGCTTCTGATACTGTAAGTAAAGTGTTCCCAGGCTTAATAACAATATTACTATTGATACCAGCAAAGTTCTTGAGAACACTGACAGTATTTGCACTTATTTCCATAATTAATTACCTTTGATTTTACTGAAATTCTTTTCTTTATAGACTTCGATTTTATTATCAAATCTTCCGTCTAGCATTTCACCCTTATGTGATATTACAAAGACATTGGTATCATCGCCAAGTGTCTGTATAATTTTCATTAGATTGTCCACTCCTTCATAATCTAGTGATGAGTCAAAAGTCTCATCAAGCATCAACAGATTAGTTGACACGCTGTTTTTCATCTTAGCAATCTGTCGCCACGTGAAAAGAAGCGCTAAATCAATACGCTGTTTTTCACCTTCAGAAAAGGAATCATAAGAGAAGTTATCTCTATGGCGTGATTTAATTGTCTCGGAAAAGGCTTCGTCTAAATAGAAAGAGACGAAGAAGTCAAGCACTTGTAAGTACTTATTTACGAGGTTATTTATAACAGGTAGATATTGCTTTATGATTTTTGTTTTGATGCCAGTATCTTTTAGCATCTCCAGTATAACAGTATTATAACTCAAACTTTCATTAATGTACAATCTTTTTTCAAACAAATCATCTTTTAATTTTTTAAGTGTTTCAAGCTCATCACGCGATTTACTTAGATCTCCTCCAGATCCCCGTATCTGTTCGATCGAACTATTGATAGATGCAATCTGTTCCTGTAACCGACCAATTGTTTTATTGTTAGAAGTAATAATAGAGGTTTTGTCTCTAATTTCGCCTGCGGTATTTGTGAGCCTTTCAATAGTTGACTCCACAACAGCCGCTCTGTCACTGACATCACGTACGGCACTACTAAGTTTACTAGCTTTTTCTTTAGCGGCTTCCAGTTTGATGTCTCTGACGTCTGGACTAATATCTTGGGTACATGTGGGGCATGTATCATTTTCTTCATAGAACTTCGTTTCTTTGACCAGTGTTTTGATTTTTTGATTGAACTCGGCTTGGTAGTGTAATAGGCTTTGCCTTTTATCGTGGTTTTCTTTGAGGCCTTCTTGGAGTCCATCGGACCTTTCTTCGATTTCAGCTGATAACGAAACATTTTCACGTTGAAAGGAATCAATTTCTTCTTGTGCATTGCTGATGTCTGTTTCTTTACTATTGATTTGTTCAACTGATAAAGCCTCCACTTCTTTTATGTATTTATTTTGAAGATCGATCTTTTCTTTATTTAGCTCTGTATCATAATCAACACTCTTAAGATCATCCTTAAGAATACTATTTTTCTCTTTTAGAATCTGATTCATTTTAGAAAAGACATTAATGTCCAGAAGATCCTCGATAACATCACGCCTATGCTGTGCAGGGAGCTGCATGAAAGGAATGAAGGAGGAAGATCCAAGCACAACAATTTGGTGGAACGACTTATGGTTCAACTTAATGATGTTTTGTTCGAGGATCTTCTGGTACTCTTTGGC